CGCAATAGTGCTGCGTGATGGTGTTTGAAAGTCAATTGTCAGTGGGGCAAGGCATGAAAAAGACAAGTCAGGAAGAGTATCTAGCGGCACTGGAAGAGGCGAATAGTGCTATTGATGAAGGTTATCAGGATGACAACGCGCCTGGGTTCGAGAGCGAAGCGGAGCGGATGGCAGCTTCAATCCCACCAAAGAGAGTAAAGAACATCAACAAACCACTTACAAGCCAACAACAGGCATTTGTGAATCATGTTGTATCAGGCAAAAGCCGCAGAGAAGCTTACCGTCTCGCCTATAACACACAGATGTCAGACAGTGCAGTCAGCAGCAATGCAGCCAAGCTTGCCGCTGATCCACGCATTGCCAGCATGATCAACGCCGCATGGGATGAAACGATAGAACACCTTGCAGAGGATGTCGCAAGCACTCGAAGGTACGTTTTGCGGAAGTTGGTTTCACTGAGCAAGGATGCCAAGCAAGAAGGCTCACGTTTAAAAGCATTAGAACTGCTAGGCAAGACCGCAGGACTGTTTGTGCAGCAGGAAACTGTCGCAGAAAAAGCAGTTGCACCAGAGCAGTTGAAGCGGGAACTGTCGCAGCATCTGAAGCTGCTCGACAATGTGAAGACATTGAAGGTGAAGTGATCATGTTTAAACGATCCGACACTGTGAGTCTGCGCCCCCGACACCCGTTGTGTGTGCTGGGCGTGACCCCACCGTACCCCGACCCCCCACTGTGGCATAGATGGGACCCGTCACCGCTTACGCTGTAATCCACACAAACAAATATGTCCCCCACCCAATGAGAACAATGTCTTACCCCCACCCCCTCGTTTCACGTGAAACATGGGAAAAGGAGGTAAGGTTTTTGGACGGGGGGTATATATATGTTGAGAGTTTAAATGTTCTCATTTATAGTTTAAATGTTGGGAAAGCAGATGCTGCAATTTGATTAACTCTGGTCAGTGGTCAGGGCAGTGGAGCGAGTACCAACACGCATGGGCATTTGCCAGAAGGTAGACCGCACCTCTACCGACGAGAAAGATGGTGAGTGTCCAGTCGTGTTGGAGTGGATATGACTGAAAGAAAACGGCAGATATTGGAGTTCATCCGGGCGTACATCAAGGTACATGGGATGTCGCCTTCTTACGAGGCGATAGCCTTGGGGGTAGGCATGAAGGCTAAGTCCAATATTCATAGGATTGTCAAAAGGCTCCAAGAGGATGGGATCTTGGAGGTCAAGCCACGTAAGTTTTATGGAATAAGGCTGTTCGACAGGACGGTAAAAGAGATCTCTTCTTTATGACATTGCTTACAAAAAAAGAAATAGCTGATTACGTTGCTATTGTGGACAAGATCCCTGAGGCAGAGAGGAACAAGGTTTTTTCTTTGTTGGAGATGGACAGGATAGAGCGGTGTAAGGAGTCGTTTCTTTTCTTTGTGACCCAGATGTGGCCTGCGTTTATCTCCGGGAAACATCATCAGATCATGGCAGAAGCCTTTGAGAGGGTTGCATCCGGGCAGTTGAAAAGGTTGATTATCAACATGCCTCCCCGGCATACCAAGTCAGAATTTGCGTCTTATCTCTTGCCCGCGTGGTTTCTAGGGAAGTACCCGGAAAAGAAGATTATCCAGACTGCCCACACAGCAGAACTGGCGGTGGGCTTTGGTCGAAAGGTAAGGAATCTTGTTCAATCGGATGGTTATGGGAAGGTATTTGATACAAAGCTGTCGTCAGACTCTAAAGCAGCCGGTCGTTGGAATACTCATCTGGGTGGTGACTACTTCGCTATTGGTGTGGGCGGTGCAGTTACTGGCAAAGGCGCTGACCTATTGATCATTGATGACCCCCATTCGGAGCAGGAAGCCAAACAGGGCAACCCTGCCGTCTTTGATTCGGTCTATGAATGGTACACATCCGGTCCTCGTCAGCGTTTACAGCCCGGAGGAGCCATTATTATTGTGATGACCCGGTGGTCAAAGCGAGATCTGACCGGGCAAATCCTTAAAAATGCCGAAAAAGACGGGGTAAATGAGTGGGAAGTCATCGATTTCCCGGCAATTTTGCCCTCTGGAACCCCGTTGTGGCCCGGTTTCTGGAAAAAAGAAGAACTTGAAGCCCTAAAAGCCGAACTCCCGGTCGCCAAATGGGAAGCCCAGTACCAACAAAACCCCACCTCCGAGGAAGGGGCGATTGTAAAACGTGATCAATGGCAGATTTGGGAGAAGTCAGACCCACCCTCCTGCGAATATGTGATCCAAAGCTGGGATACCGCGTTTGAAAAGAACAACCGGGCTGACTACTCAGCCTGCACTACATGGGGAGTCTTCCAGCACCCCAACAAAAACGGGGATCTACGCCCCAATATCATCCTTTTAGATGCGTTTAAACAAAGGATGGAGTTCCCGGAATTAAAAAAGAAGGCTTTTGACATGTGGCGGGAATGGAACCCCGACACCCTGTTGGTCGAGAAGAGGGCAGCAGGTGCGCCCTTGATCTATGAAATGAGAAAAATCGGTATTCCTCTGTCCGAATATACACCGGGCAAAGGAAGCGATAAGATTGCGCGTGTAAACGCTATATCCGACCTGTTTGCGTCAGGCGTGGTCTGGTGCCCAGAGACAAGATGGGCAGATGAAGTCATGGAAGAAATGGCTTCCTTCCCTAACGGCGACCATGATGACTTGGTGGACTCATCCTCTCAGGCTCTATTGCGTTTTAGACAAGGTGGATTTATCTCGGTTTATTCAGATGAAGAAGATGAACCTAGATACTTCCGTCGTCGCATGGCTTATTACTAGGAATCATCATGGCGATTGAAAAGAGCGTCTACCAAGCCCCAATGGGATTAGCTTCCTTACCGGAGGAACCAATTGAGATCGAGATTGAGGACCCTGAGGCGGTATCCATATCAATGGATGGCTTGGAAATTACCCTCGAAAAGGGGAGTGATTTTGAAGGCGCGGATTTTAACTCGAACCTTGCAGAGGTTCTGGACGAAGGTGTTTTAAACACCATCGCCAGTGAGCTGACAGACCTTGTCGAAGCCGATATAGACTCCAGAAAAGACTGGGCAGAAACCTTTGTCAAAGGTCTGGAGGTCTTGGGACTTCAATATGAGGAAAGGACGGAGCCTTGGAATGGAGCGTGTGGTGTTTACTCAACCGTCCTGACCGAAGCCGCGATCAGGTTTCAGTCGGAATCGATTATGGAGACCTTCCCTGCTGGAGGTCCGGTCAAGACCGAGATCATCGGGGCGATAACCAAGCAAAAAGAGGAAGCATCGGAGCGAGTCCGCACCGACATGAATTACACCCTGACGGAGAAGATGACCGACTACCGTCCGGAACATGAAAGACTCCTGTATTCCTTGGGACTTGCCGGGGCAGCGTTTAAAAAGGTCTACCCAGACACCCAAAAGCAAATCCCTGCCGCACCCTTTATCCCCGCCGAAGACATCATCGTCCCTTACGGCACCTCATCCCTAAAGAACGCAGAACGTGTCACCCATGTGATGCGTAAAACCAAGAATGAGATCAAGAAGCTCCAGTATTCCGGGTTCTACCGGGATGTAGACTTGGGCGAACCGATGAACATTCTGTCGGACATTGAGAAGAAAAAAGCCGAGCAACAGGG